GTAAAAAAATATATTTTTTTACTTGTTTTTTTCGTTTAGTTGTAGATTTTTCCCGACTTATATTCAAATGGATGCGTGGTTGTGCCGAAATAGGCTTCATTTTGCCGAATATGAGGCAAAGCAGTATAGATTACACATCAAAGAACTTGAAATGCGGGAAAGAAGGCGTGAGTTGGCTTATTTACATTTCTTTACATCATACGAGCATCCAGTCCGCCCTTGCGACGACCACCGCTGGACATACCACCGCTGGACATACCGCCCGAGTATGAGCCACCGCTCATATCACCACCGCTCATCTTCTTCTTGATGAACTCTGATCCGTGATGGAGGAGTTCCTTACCCGCGTGTTTGCCGACCTCAAGCAGAGCATCGCGGACAGCGGGATTGCTGATGACCTTCGTGAGTACACTGCCGATGGACGAGAAGATACCAGCACCGCCGACATAACGGCAGAGTTCTTGGCGAGTCGCCGTCGGAGCAAGGGGCGCTCCGATGATGTCTTGCTCGGACAGAACACCCTTGATGATACGGCTGGAGCCACGAATGGACTCAAAGAAGCCCGAGTTCGCCGTGATGACATACAACTGGGGAGTGACCGAGACACCCGCGTTGTTGATGACTTGGAGGTTGAACTGGAGCGTGAAGTTGCCGACCAGCGAAGGGGCTTGACCCGTCTGGAGCGTAATATCTTGGGAAGGCTTGAGGACGAGGATGGAGCCGACCGTCGGAGCCTTACCAGCACTCGCACCCGAGATAGAAGGCACGAGACCGCTCAATGGCACCGCTGACGCACTCGTGCGAGTCGGTACCGAGCCACCACCACCGATGCTCGTCGCCACTTGGGCTTGACCGACATACGCTTGACCGCTCCAAGTCGCCCAGTCCATATCCAGACCGTTCTTGACGGACATCGCGTACAGTTGCTCGGTCGTCTGGGATGAGAGCAGACCAGAGAAGTTATCAAAGTTGACCGTGAGGGGATTGGCGATGCCACCGTTCGCACGGGAGGCGATGGACATATACGAATCGGCGTAGTTCGTTGCCGTTAGACCGTTCTTCACATAGATGATGAGCAGATCGGGGATCTGGGGAAGCGTGATCGTCTGGGACTGGATCTGGACGACCGAGCCAGACGCGACGGCACCTTGAGAGTAGTTCGTGATGTAACGAGGGAACTCAAGGTAAGGCACGACGGACTTGGGCGGTAGAGGAACATCCAGAGAAGGCGTGAGGAACTGTACATTGACGACCGAGTTCTGGAAGGTCTGGGCGACCGCCGTGTTGTAGGCGACCGCGACGCTGGAGACACCAGAGGCGATCTGGAGACCGACACCGACTCCTTGTGCGAGGACAGTCGTCGCGAAACGCATACCGCTGGAACGGACGAGACGGGCTGGTGACTGTAAGTTCATAATCAGTTGGATGTTGTTGATGCCGAACAGACCCGTGTCCCACTCGTGGACATCCGAGAAAGTAAAGGGCGACAGAACGATCTTCTCCGTGCTTGTGAAACGGAAGAAGAAGGTGAAAGGACCCAGACACGCGACATTGGGCGTTAGACCAGTCGTGACCGCGAGGCAAGGGAGACCGTTGATGGCTTGGTAGACACCCGCCGTCTGGGCAGTGGGCTGGACAGTGCCGAGCGACTGACCCGCCGAAGTGTAGTAGTTGCCGTTGACGAGAGGAGAACCGAGAGCATCCGTGAAGGACACTTGCGGGAACTGACCGTTCTGTGGCTCGGCGTAGTCCGTGAGCGACGCGTAGCCAGAGATGGGCGAGTTCGTCGCACCGTAGGCATCATCGTAGCACTGGTACTTGTCCAGCATCGTCGGGCAAGTACGCTGGAGACGATTCTTCTTGTAGTCCGTTAGACGGAGAACCTCCTTGAGTACATCTTGGGAGTTGATGACGCTCGTGGTGTCGTTGATCGTCGCAGTCGTGGTGGAGCAGAGCGAGTTGAGGGGAAAGGCTGGGAGAGACCAGTCTACAGCGGGTAGCCATAGAGGCATACCAGCGTTGCCGAGTACGAAGTAGCGGGTCTGGGCATCAGAAGTGTAGGTGACCGTCTGCTGGAGAAAGGCAGTGGAAGTCCACTCTAGACCGCGATCCACGAACACATTCTCGCTGGGGACATAGATATTGTAAGTGTGCTGGGACGAAGTCGCCGAGATGGCGTTGAACGGAGCGTTCGTGAGGGACAACGCACCCTTCTCAACAGCATACTTCGGGCGATTCTGGACGATACGAGAATCAAATACAGCCAACTTCTCAATGTCGGCACTCATCTTGTTTATGTTCTATCTACAGAAAGTTTTAGAGGAACTCACGCCCCCCATTCTTGAGTTTTCGTGGGGAGTCCCTTCTTCTTGAACATCATCTTGAAGGATACAGACGATAAGTTCGTCATCGCAATAGGGTAGAGTTGATTATTAATACGGTTCTTCCAGAAGACTTGGACATCTACTCCTTGTAGAGGCTGGTGAGAGGCAAGGAAGTCGGATAGACGGTACTCGGCAGACGGCACATAGTAGATAAAGGACTTCCAAGATGCTGATCCCTTGTCCATCGGCAGAGAGAGATCCGTGATTACGCGGGTGAAAGCAGACTTCGCGGTGGCTTGTGAGTTTCCGATATTGCCTTGTCCGACGATGACGGGAGCGGAGTTTGACTCGGGTTTCACGGGCATCAAGGCTGATGCGAATACGATAGACGAGATGGGAGACCAGAGTGTATCCGTAGACGGTGTCTCTTGCGTGATCGTCCAGTACACCTTCTGCTCGTTGAGGACGGACAGAGGGTTGGAGGCTGGGTTCCCACTTCCAGAAGGGACGAAGCCAAGAGGAGGTGTTCCAGCATACGGTGAGAGACGGTAGTCAGAGACATCCGTGTAATACTTGTTCGGCACAAGGATCTCGTACACATACCCCGTCGGGGCTGGGATACCTACATAAGGACCATTCGTAGGTGAGGATGTGTTCCAGTAGAGGAATGAGAAGTTGGCGAAGAGGTTGTACATATTCGTGTTGAAGAACAGTTTGAACTGGGGAGGCGAAGCAAATCCGCCTTGAGACGAAGAAGGTGTAAAAGAAGTGAGACGGGAACCGTATCCATCGCTATCAAAGGTAATCGTGAAACGCTGGGATGGTCCGTCATACGACATCTGCGGAGGCTGGGCAGTCGCGTTCAAGAAGTCCTTGAGAGTCGCATATGGAAAGGCTCCTAGACCACCGTTCGCCACCCACGCATCATAGAAGGCATAGAAGGTATCGCAGATCGCACACGAAGAAGCGAGACGAGGCGAGGAAGAAGGATCTAGTGCGAGATCATTCGGGTTAAAGATCGTGAGATTCACGAGGTTCATCCACCGCTGGTAAGTGTAGACCCAGTAGTAATCGGTAGAGAGATCTTGCGGACGACCTTTCTTATCGCCGATGAGTTGCCAGTAGAGTGCGTTCGGAGGAGCATTACCTACCGTAGTCTGGAGGGCTTGGTAGAAAGGACCCAAAAAGGTATTCTGGTTGGTCGCAGTGAAAAGAGGAGTAGAGGATACAATGTCTCCCGCATTGTAAGTCGTATCCGTTTGGTAGTATCCGATGAACTTGTCGTTTGCTAGGGTTTGGGGAATGGGTGAAGTCTGGAGGTTCTTATTCTGCGGTGAATAGATCACGAAACGGGTTGGAGGAAGAACTGTAAGCGTCACATTCGTACCAGCGGGATTGTTCGTGCCGAGTTGATTCCAGAAGGTCACTGCTTGAGAGTTGATGAGCGGATCGGGTGGCTGGACTCCCGCACCAGTAGAAGGACCGTTCGCTCCGAGTGCTTGGGCATACAGAACCGTCGTGCCGTCACCCGAACTCACATACGACACATAGTCTCCATCCGCATAGTTCGTGGAGAGAGAATACGCCGTCACTAGAATCGTTGATCCAGTTGCGATCGTCTGCTGGTAAGGAATCGCCATTCCGTAGGTTGAAAGATTCACATTGACTTGACCCGTACCTTGACGAATGGTTGGGATGAACAGCGGTAGATCCAAGTTGGCTCCGTTCATCGTGAATCGCACGATGGAGAAGTTGTACTTGGAGATGTCGCTGATAATGGGGAAGTCACGGGTCTCGTTGAACACGATGTTCGGATCTTGGATCGCGTCGCCCGTTGAAGTCTGATCATCCGTCGTGTTATTGACGATGTCTGCGTTGTAATACACATAGTCGGGATCCATATCAGTCCCACCCACAAACTGGACGGATGCTAACTGACGGTTCATTTGTAATGGACTGGGATTTTGTTTCGCTCTCTATTTCTTTATTTCCAAGTAGGTCAGCCCACTCACAAACTTATCTGGATTCAACCCCGTCTTGTCTATAATAGACTTGTATTGTTTCAGTGTTTTGCCCTTGAACATCAGCCGAGCCACACAGTGCCGACCGCAAGTGTTAATGTTGCCACTCTCTATCTGGAAAGGATGAGTGTTGTAATAGATCGGCAGACCGCTTCCTCGCATAAGATTCGTAAGATAAGGTTGGTCTTCATCCATCTGTTCTAGGCGAGACTGTGGAACACCATCTAGTTGTGCTTCGGGACGATCACCATACGGATCAAAGAACTCAATACCCTTTTTAGTTTTCAGCATACAACACCAGTGACCAGTATGCTCGTCTTCGGTAAGGAATAGAATAATACAACGACCTTTGGAATCAAAGCATTCCTCCAGCGATCGTTTCCTTGCGAGTTGAGGGTAAGTCATCAGCGAAATATCGTTTCCTAGCAGACGACGGATGTCTTCGTCCGACAAGGGATATTCTTGGACTTCTTCTACTTGGGTCATTATAAATGACCAAGAATATATGGGGTTCACCATTCGGAAAGGATCAAAAGAAGCCAAAGGAACCAAAGGCTCCGAAAGAGGAGAAACCGAAGAAGATTCCTCGTCTTACGAAGACTGATGTGCGTATGATGTTGGATTGTTCAGCGGGATCTATTAATGAGCCTCTCGTGTGTTGGGTAGAGCGTTGGATGACACAGTTGATACGAGAGAGATCGTTTCCTCCCCATCTTGTTCGGGCTGGGGGCTATCAATACCTACTTGACTTTCTGGGTGACGGAGCAACAGAGGTTCTGAATGCGATACGCCGAGATCATTACGGCTCGGGAACCCAACCGCGTGAAGGTGCTGGTGAAGATGAGTTTGGCTTCTTGATGGGTGTGCCGATGGTGGTGTGAAGTCTTCTACATTAATACCTACTCGGACTTCACGCTCACAACATTGCGAGACGAACCGATGTCCTATGATGGCTACGCAGAAACGGTACAGACCATATAATACTAACACTGCCGTCGTTGATAAACCCGCCGACGCGAGTGTATTGAGATCCATTGTAGTATTGCTCTAAAAAGCCGTGACAGCCCACGATAAGACAATCTTGGTCTGTGTTGAAGGTGATACTCCACTATCGGAAAGGAAGAAAGTAATGCTTCCTCCGTTCGCAGATGATGGGTATGCTGTGATTAACCATAGGGAAGAACTACTAGATACATCTATATCACTGTATCCCGTAGCAAGTTGGAGAGTTGTAGAAAGACTGGAAGTGCTGGTTAGAAATGGTGATACTCCCGTTATAGTTCCAGAATAGTATCCAGATGCTGGAGTCCAACTGATTGTTGAAAGAGTTGATAGACCACTGGGAAACTGAACTACAGAAAGTTTATTATTGACTCCTACTGATAGTCCATCACCAACATTGACGGCAATACCGTAAGTCGTACTTACAAGACCGCCATCAAGTCCAGTGACTCCTCTATCCGCGATCTTTAATGAAACTATGGGTGCCGATGGTGTAGTATTGTCCACATTAATAGGAGACACCGCAATTAGGGATGTTAATCCACCCGCTGGACCCGTAGGACCCGTCGCACCACTTCCCGCTGGACCCGTAGCACCCGTAGGACCTCTGTAAAGACCATTGCCCGATAGAAACTGGACACTTGTGTTCTGCGAACCTAGACGGAGTACCGCGTTCGTGTAAGTATAAACGGTGATAGTGATTGATTGACCAGCCGTAAAAGAGCAGACACCAGACAGCGTAAAGAAAGCGAGACCAGTTGTGATGATAGGAGTGAGTGAGAACGAGCCTTCAATGTACGATCCCGCTTGTCCGACACTGCTGTCTCCATCAAGAACGATACGGACATAATCTCCAGTCACGACTGGAGGAGTGGATGATCCAACATACTCGGTCTGAAACCCAGCAGAAACGGCATACTCTCCAGTCGTAGGGATCGTGAAACTGGGATAGTTAAAGACTTGCGTTGACGAAGGAGTTAGTGTTGATGCGGGTAGTTCGGGAAGTACAACAGCATCGGGAAGACCAGCGGGAGAACCAGCGGGACCAGTAGCACCAGTATTACCACGAAGACCAGTTGGACCTTGAATACCCGTAGCCCCGATAGGACCCGTAGCCCCGATAGGACCCGCTGGACCAGTAGAACCTTTGGAACCCGATGGACCCGTAGGACCCGATGGACCGCCCGATGGACCCGTAGGACCCGTAGCACCTCCCGTATTTGATCCTTGACTTGACCAATGTGTTCCATCGTTCGGCGGAGTCGTCGCCGTAGGACCAACTGCTAGGATACACTTATACAAAAACCCAGCGTACAAGACCTCATTATTCACGATGTATTGCGTGAATTGAGACCACTGGGCGTAGGACATCTGATTTGTAATGAAGCAAGAGAAGATTGGTGAAGTAAAAATAAGAAGGGATTGATGGAGAACTGTTATTTCAACTATTTAATTCCGATTTCTGGGGTTTTTTGTCCTAATGCTGTTTGGAGAAAGTATCCTACAGTCAAAAAAAGTTTGGAGAGCCTCTTGAAGAGTTTTGTGAATTGGGTAGTAGGACAAAAAAGTCCAAAAATCCGTATTTTTTTAATGGGTTAAACTTATTTGATTGATATTTACAAATGCGATGGGCAATGCTCTTCGGTTGGTTTGCTCTTGCTATCGCTACAGCAACACTGTCTCCGACGACAACTGGGACGCGTACGCACACTTCGTGTCCGACTCATACACCGACACTGATAGCGACACCGACACGGACTCGTGTTCCGACTTCCACGCCAACTGGGACTGGGACTGGGACTCGGACTAGGACTGCGTCTGTGTCCATAACCGCACGGGGAACACAATCGCGAACGATCACTACGACTGGCAGTGGGACAGCCACGCACAGTAGGACGGATACAGCAACAGCAACGGGAACGCGTGGTGCGTCTGTGACTCCAACTTCTACAATGACGGGAACGCTTACGGAGACTGGGACTGGAACCCAAACCCAAACCCAAACGGGAACCCAAACGCAAACGCTCACGCAAACTGGAACGGGAACTACGACCGAAACGGGAACGGGAACTCGGGCTTTGGCAGTGGCTCAACCGCAAACGCAAACTTCACAAGACTCTCCTCCTAACATTACCTACATTGCGATAGGTAGTGTTATGGGGTGTTTGGTCTTGATGACGATCGTGGTTGTAGCAGTGGTGATGAATAACCGCAAACCCTCCAAGAAACCTCTTCATTACCTTCCCACGATGATGAATGTTCCGTCGGCGGACCTTGCGTCAATGAACCCTTTGTCTTCACGAACGCTGTATCCTCCGCAACAAACTCGTGGTCTAACAACAATAACAGACTGATCTGATGGCTGGGTTTGCCGTAGGGTTTCTGATCGCTTGGTTTCGGCAGATGTATAATGATTACCAAAAGCGTTCTACTGGTTGAGGATCCGTGCGTGGTGAGCGGACACGAGCCATTGGGGATAGTGCTTGTAGACGCAAACCCACCGACCTTGCTTCTTCAAATCACGACAGTCATCTTTGGTCATTCCGATGTGTGTCTTGAGGAGGTACGATAGAGCGTGGAAGGAGGTAGCCATTGGATACACGACGATGTGTGTTGCTTCGTTGAGGAGTAGACGGGTCTTCTTGTAATTGGTGAGATAGTGCGACAAGCAAAGCATCGTTGTATTTGTGTGACGACCCATCGTAGCCAGATCATCTATTAGTTTATGAACCACCTTTTCTGCTTGACCCGTGAAGGTATCGTAGTCGTCAAAGATCACACAACAATCTTGGAACTCGTCTAGTTCGGGGTAGTCGTCAATGAGAGTTTGGATATTGATACGCTTGGGCGGAGGAACCATTTTATCTAGCGTATTATCCTCCTCCAGTTTGGAAATGAGGTAGACGCTACGACTAGGATGGAGTTTGCGGTACAGTTCAGCGACCCCTTTGGCGAAATAGGACTTGCCCGAGCCAGACGATCCAGCAATGTAGAAGACCTCACGCTTCTTGGGATCGGGTGAGGGAAGGACACAAAGTTGAGAATCGTCGGGGAGGTTGATGGAGGTGTCTTTTGCGTCATCATAAAGAATACGCTCATACAGAGCCTTTCCTAGCCCCGTCTCACCAACCAACTGATCAGCATCCAAACCTTTGTGTCGGGCTTCGGCAAGACGATTCAAAAGTTTGACTCGGTCAGCGGGTTTGACTTCGCGGAGTTCGGTGGCGTACTTTGAGGCTTGAATCTCGCCTTTGGGACGACGACCTCCTTTGTGGTCGTCCTCGTGTAAATAAAGCACACTTCCATCTTCTTCACCGCCTTTCACGACAGCAATGGGTTTGGCTCCCTTTGCCTTATCAAAGGAGAGAGAGGGCATTTGACCTTATATGAGATATTTT